GGATTCGTTTTTACTGTCGTTGTGGTTTTTGTCGTGTTATCGACTGTAGAGGTGGATGTGGACTGAGTGACGATTGGGTCAGCCGCCATGACAGGAATGACGAAGATACACCAAAATGCGAATACGATTAAACCCGCTATCAAATTGTTGCGAAGTCTGTCAGTCATAATATCACCATTATAGTTAATTTAATAATCGCTCTCTAGTGTTTCCCTGTTATTAAAATATACAGGAACTCCTAGAAGTGGTCTACCATCATATTTTTGTTCATCAATGTCTTTTCTGGTGGCATCTAAATAAAATAGCATGACTTGTATGCAATCATTACCTATAAACTTATCTCTCCAATGAAATTCATTAACACCATCGTATATCAGCATATCGCCAACCCCTAAGACAATCTCCTCTCCCTCTAAGAAGATACTCCATAAATCCCCACCTAAGTGTATAGTACAAGCAATCTCACAAGCATTCACATCTTTGTGTTTTAATAGTTCATCTCCATTCTTATAAGCACGAAGATAAGAGAACGATTCAAAAAGAGTTTTTCCTGTTTCTTCCTCAACCCTTGGTCTTAATCTTTTTAATAGGGTTTCTATAGTCCTATTGGAATATTGGGAGAATGTTCCTAAAACCTGTCTATCCCTATATGTTCCTAAGTCTTTTAAATCTTCTGTTATATAACCACTTGAGAACATATATGTAATGGCATCTTTATAGGTGCGAATGTAATCAGTTAGAAAACTTGATAACTCTTCTGATACCACACCTCTAACAACTTTCATTAGAATGCCCACGCAACAAATGAATACCGAGTGCCTTTTGTAATCTCTGTAACTTCGTGAGGATACAAGAAAACAGAAGGCATGATTAGTATGTCACCAGTTTTTAGAACATACTCTGTATCTCTTAGCATGAACTTGCCACCCTCATAATCGTCATTAAAAACCCCTACAAAAGATAAAACTGGTATTCCTTTTCTATCTTCAAAACAACTATGAATATGGTCATAGTGTTTTCTCATCTTAGTGCCAACTTCATATTTGTTAAGACGAGGGGAAGTAAATTCAGTTACTATCCAAATTCTTTCATCTGTATTACCCGAAAAAACCAAACCATCTTCATGGAATTTATCCAGATATGTTTCTGTTGCCCTTTGAATATAAGGATTTAATGCATTTTGCATTTCAACAGTAGTGGACTGTATATCTACCTCTTTCTCTTTATGAGATGATTCTTTAAATGGCTCATTAGAATATGTCCACCGATGTTTTTCCCATTCTTGTTTATCTGTCAATTTAAGAAAATCTTTACAAAACTCTTCGGACATAAGATTTTCAACAGTAACATAATCTAAAACATTCATATTATTAACCTCGTCATTGTCTGTTTTGTACCTATTGCACCCTTTATAAAAGTATTAAAAGCCAAACTTACTCTTGTGTTTCCACTCTCTACAGTTCTTACTGAATGCTCTATATGTGATGGAAATAAATATACTCTGCCCTTTTCACATGGAAACCAACTACTTGTATCTTTATACAAATTAAAGAATGGTTTTTCATCTCGCCACAATTCAATCGCATCTCGCATTGGTTCTACATCTATATAAAGGCTTCCAGATATAAGTGAGTTGTAATGATAGTGTTTATGATGCCTTTGCCCAACATTGGTATGATTAACCCAAGACTGTGTTATATATAATTCAGCATCATCTGTTAGGTTGAATATCTCATTGGCATAAGTATTTACAATATTCTCTAATTCTTTTTTTAGTTCACTTAAAGTTTCCAACACATAACTGTTATCACTAACTAAATTATGTTGGTTATCAACCATCTCCAAACTATCAAGAAAATCTTTCTCTTGTTTTGTAAGTTCTCTGTTGAGGTCATATTGTCCTACAGGAACAGAAAAGGCATGGTTTATCATAAGAGATTTTTCTTAATTTCTTCTACAAGTAATTTCTTTAAATTCTTTTTCTTAAACAACTTATAGTAATATTCCAAGGGTTTCCAAGAATTTGAGTTTGTATTTTGAAATCCAAGATTTAATATAAGAGACTCAAACTTAGGACTCATAAAAAATGGAACAAACTTTATTTTCTTATCAGTATGAAATCTTAAATAATAGAGGGAATCATCCTCATTGATATTTACTTTATTAACACCCTGTTTGACAAAAAAAGCACAAGACAACATTCTAAAGTGCTTTCCAATATCAAATGTTCCACTTATAACACCACAACTTCTTGTAAAAGAATTATCTGTCATAGATGCAGGTTCTTGTGTCATTAGCAATGAATCATCTTTGGCTATGCACATCATGGATTGTTCTACTGCATATACATTTTTCTTCTCACTATGAGTTGTTATATAGTTATCAAGGAAATCTTGAGATACAATATTAGAGCCTAATCCAATTGACTCAACTACTAATTCCAAAGTAAACCAAGAAGGAATTGCAAAGACATTTCGCATTACATCTTTGTATGCAGGACACTTTAAAAATCTTAAATCATGAGCATCACCCACAAACTCTTTTATCGCAGGTGTTGGTTCTTTACCATGTAGTAAACCATGTGGTCTATCTGGATTATTGGTAAATCCATAATAGACAATTTGCTCATTCATTTAATCCTTATTTTGGATATTTGTCCTTTACTGCTTGAATTGTTGCTGTCATTGTTGCATCGAATGTTCCTGCATGAAACAATGCGTCTAACTGGTCACCAATACTTGGATATTCAGCCTGTCTTTTGCCTTTATATGATGCCGCCCAAGCATCCATTGCATCTTGGTCATCCTGACGAGACTGAGCCTCTGCCGCAAGTGCCGCATCTTCTGTTGCCTTTGCAGTTGCATGAGCATCTGTATAAGCTGTGTATGGTGACATACTGTCTATAGTTTCGTTTGCCGTACCATCATTGTACTCAATATGTCCAGTCGAGCCATCCCATTGAATAGCATGAATATTTGAAGCCAATGAAGATAAGTCAACTGATTGTCCATTGCCATCTACAGTCACCGCATCATCAGGTCTGGTCATTGATATAATTGCCATCTTATCTCCTTTAATTATTTAATCTTTTTGTTCTACCATTTGCCAAAATCTTATTAAACTCTGACTGCCCTTTTACTGTTTCATTCCTAAAAGATTCAAGTGCTTGTGTCTGTCCTCTATTAGTCTGAGACATTTCTACTTGTAATGTGGGCATCCAAGATATAGCACAAGACCAATCCTCAATATCTTTACCAGTATTTGGATTCATCCCTACCAACTTGGTGTACCACATACACCTATGTATTTTATTATCCTTTATCTCTTCACACTCACTCCCAAGAGGACAAGTAAATACTATTTCTAAATCTTTTTTACCTTTAGGCATCTTTACTACAGATTATAACATCAATATACTGTGGTGCTTGTATGGTATGTGTATGCGCTCCTGATGAACCAGTTGCACCCGGAGTTGTTGAAGCCGAAGTTCCTGATAAACTGTGAGAGTGAGAACTACCACTACCACTACTACCTGTACTTTGACTTGATGTGCTTCTCCAAGCAGGAAATCCACCATAAGCAGGGTTACCCGGGCCGCCAGTTTGTAGTGACGAGTATCTTGTATATGAGTGATTATGCGAAGGCATTTCACCTGTACTTAGTGTATGCGCTCCTGCGGCAAAAGAACCTGCACCATGAGTATGTGCGGCTGATGTGTGGGTGTGTGCGCCATCCGAAGATGTTGTCTCACCTGATGACATTGCCCAATCACCACCAGTACCACCACCTGAACCAGATACAACCCTTAATGTTTTATCATTCTGAGTTGTAACTTTTGTCCATCCAGTTGGTGCTGATGCTTGGAAAAAAACCATTACAGTACCATTAGGTATATAGTCTTCACCTTCAGGCACTTCTGCCCAAGTCATTCCACCATTATTGCCTGATTGCTTTTGCAGGAAATAACCATTAGTTCCTGCATTTGAAATATATAGATTATCTTCATCTACAGATTCACTAGACATGTGTGCTAAATCTATACTTCCATCTACATAGGCTCTACTATCAACAGAATTGTCTGATAGGTGTACCTCGTCAATACTTCCATCAACATAAGCATCACTATCTATTGAATTATCACCTATTGCTATTGGTGTACCATCTGCCCTCGTATAACTTAGACATTGGACTGTATTAGCACCTGTCGATTGAAAGATTGCTACATCCCCTGCGGCTGTTGTTATGTTTGCCGCTCCCGGCAAGTCTAAATTAGTAGCATGATGTGTCATTACCAATGCACCATCAAACTGCAAAGCGAATTGTTTATCAGCCGCTACAGTCATAGCTGAAAAACCAGTAGTTCCTGTTACATCGAAGTAACTGCCATCAGTATCAATAACTAAAGGTGAAGCTGATGCTATATCACCACCTTTTACGCTAGTACCTGTTGCTAATAACGAATCTAGCGTGTCTAGTGATGTATTTAACTTTGTACCCCAAGTATCAGCAGAAGCTCCTACTTCTGGCTTCACCAAGGAGTATATTGTAGTCGTTGTATCTGCCATTCTAAATCTCCTCTAAAAAGTTCCTTTCCATACTCGAAGTTTATCAAATTCGCCACTAAGAATCTTTCTCTTCACGACTTGCTTACGAGCCTCTATATCACTCCATTTGATACCTGCCTCAGTACACCACATTTTTATGATGTGAATTGGTATCGAACCAACTAACCTGTTCTCCCCAGTTAGACCAACCTTTGCATTATTAAGTTGTTCTACCCTTTCAAGTGCAGGGTTGTTGTCGTATGTACTCTCGACAATTATCTTACCAGTTTTATTGTCGTGATGTACAGTTTCTTTAATCTTGCTCACGTTTCTCCTAGTAGTGTGGGAGGCTTAACTCAGACCTCCCACTCTATTATTCTACCTCATTATGAAGTAGTACAGTCTGCAACCATGCCTGATGCTTTCTCATTCTTAGAAACGAGAGTCAACTCAGTCACAACTTGACGAGTTGAATTATCACCAGTTTTGGCTAGTTCGACATTCTTAGTTCCCCTAAGAACAGCGACTGCCCACATGTCATTCTGCATGATGAAAACATCCCTGCTTCGATTTTCACGAGTAGGTACAAAATCAACTGTACCCCAAGGTGTTACATATACATCTACAGCATTTACAACTGCGTTAGTACCACCAACTGCCGCTCCAATAGTAGAGCGTTGGTTGTTCATACCTTCAAAGTCTAATGCCTTGTTCATCTGAAATGCACTTAGATAAACAACATCAGGTTTACCACCCTTCTCCCAAATTGATTGCATTGCCGCATCAAATTTGGTTTGGTTGAATACTGATTGCGCTCCATCTGTACGAGCATCAGTACCATCACCTGAAGCGTGTGCGCCTCCTGAACCCTTGTTTTGAATAGTAGAAGTAAACCAACAAGGCGCTCCTGCTAATTCACGAGCCGCAGATGCTGAACCTGCTACCCTTGCGTTGTTGTCAAAGAGTGCCTTCTCGATGTCGAGTTTTTGCTCTTTTGCAATCTTCAAAGTCTGATATGCCATCTCAGATGCACGACCGGCTTTGTCTAAGCCTTTGTCGGTATCAGGAATGACTACAGCGTTTTTGAAGATTTGCGTGTAATTACCTAGACGAGTGGTTGCAACTCTTGCTTCTGCTGTTGTTGCATCACCCTCAATATGAGCATTAGCCGCAGATGCTCTTAACGCATCTGTCTGATGTTCATGGTAGGTATTACTGGCTGTCACTTTCTTACAGCTAGAATAAAATGGTGTTTCTTCAGGGGATATGTCATAAATGACGTTCTCCAAGTCCTCTCGAATACCTTTTGCATCATAACTGTCAAACGTGTTTGTAGGTTGAGCCATGATATTTCTCCCTATTAACTATTAACAATTAAACTAACAGCATCATCGATACTGCCAGTTTCCCTTAGTTTTGCCTTTTGGCGAGAACGTACTTTAGCATTTGGAGTTGCCATTTTCTTAGCACCCGGCTTTACCACAGGTTTCGCAGACTTAGTTTTCACTTGGGCCTTTGATTTACCTGAAATAATATCCTGATACTTCATAGCATCGTGCAATACTTTAATCGCTCGATAGTCAGATATTTGGTCAATTTCCTGAGTAGTGTAACCATACTTAGATTGACCGGTAGCGACTAACTGCTCCCTTAATTTTGTGCGTGAATCTTTATTCGCAAATTCAGGGATTTCTTTTTGGAGTATTTGCATCTGTTCTTGTAGATAAGCTTGTTTAGCGTTCTGTTGGGCCACACTATTTTGCTGTGAAGCCTGTTGGAGTTGTGCCATTTGCCTATCATGATTAGCCTTTGCCTCTTCATACTCAAGATTCTTTTGCATGTACCCAATAGGGTCAGCATCAAATTCCTCTTTAGTAGGTTTAACTGGCTCAGGTGCAAATCCTCCATTTTGGAGTTGATTGTATAAATCAGCCATTTGCTGACGTTCATTATTCAAGGCTGTGTAGACTGCTTCGGCTTCTTTCTTTGCCGCCGCAACTTCCTGCATACCTTGTTGGACGTACTCTTGTCCACTATAGCCTTGCTTTAAGTCATCTAAGGTTACCTGTCTCTCCTGTCCATCTACCTTGACAGAATATAATTCAGGCTCTTCTTGACTTGGCTCTTCTATAAGGTCTTCGTCATCCGAGTCAGAAGCTTCAACTTCCTCCTCTTCTTCAACTTCTTCAGTTTCAGCCTCAGCAGTAGCTTCTACCTCTTCAGTAGCCTCTTCCGTTGCCTGAGCTTCTAAAACTTCTTCAGTTGGTTCTTCACTTGGAGCAACAATGCTCTCTACAGCATCCTCTATGGTGCTGATTGGTTTGGTTTCAGTTGTGTCTTTTGCCACGATGCTGTCTCCTATTTCTTACGTTTACGATTTTGCATTGCTTCATCAGTATGTACCGAGTCGAAGTAATCCTCAATCTTCCTTAAAGCACAAATTATGTTATGTGCTTCCTCTCGCTGTTCCCCTGTGGAATCAGCATTTACAAAAACAGCGACTTGCTGTTCAGTAATCTCTTTAAAGGCTAATTGAAATGTGTCATCAGCCTGTAATGTTCTCATCTTAGCAGATTTTTCTACAATTGAAAGTTTGTTAGCCACTAGAATCTACCTCCCTCTACTGCTTTTGCAGGTGATTCTTGTGGGTATCTAGCCTTCTCTTGAGCCGCTTTTATTTGTGCGGTATCTACAGAAGTGCCATACTTTCCTAGTATTTCTGCTACTTTAATCATCAATTCTTGGTCTAATGCATCTCGCTCTCTGTCATCTACTGCTAGTGCTTTTTGTGCATCTATTTGAAGTTTAACCATATCCATTTCAGCTTTCTTATCAGCTTTATACTGTTCTGCTTGTACTAGAGCCTCAGCTTCAGTAATTTCCGGAGACTGTGCCGCCAGTTCTTGTTGCTGTTGAATTAACTGAGCTTCAATCTCAGGATTAATTGGGTTAAAGTATCTATCAACATTCTTAACACCTTGTAAAGCTAACATATCACCCATTGTGTTACGTATTCCAGTCAATGAACAAAGGCCATTACCACTACCATATTGATTCCATATCTGTAACTGCATTTGTAGTGCTTGAGCTAAAGCCGCATGTCTTTCAGCTTCCTGACCTGTACCAACACCCACATTTACCTGTATATCCATAGCTGTGTTCCAAACCCTTGGGTCTACTGGTTGGAAATTGCCATATAAGCGCATTAAAGTCTCTTCACAGCTATTTTCTACTAATAGGTTGAGCATTAGCTTAAATAGACGTTTCATACCGCCCTCGGCAATATTTCGAGCCATAACCTCAATCTGAGCTGAACCTTGTTGTGCTTGTAGACGAGCCGCAGTAGCTGAGGTATTTTGTAATGCATCAGGGTCTAACCCCATAGAAGCCCGGCTTACACCTGATTTAGCTTCAACAGCATCGTCCATGTATTGCATCGCAGTTAATACCTGACCTGCGACAAAAGGAGTTGCAATATCTACAAGCGCTTGTGGTGACTTCAATCTTACGAGTCCACCTATCTCATTGTTCATTAAATCGTCTACATTGACCTGACCTTGAACATAGCCTTGTCTTGGGGAGTTAGTCAAGGCTACATTATCCATCATACCTCTAAGCATTGCTGTAGAAGAATCTTGGTCATTCATAAGTAGGTCTGCAACACTACGTCCAAAGAATGTATGTGGCTCAGGGTCTATTTCAAATACTGCAAATGGCACATCACCATAAGGCTCACACTCTAAGACTTTATCATCACCACCTGCCATTAGTATTCTGTACATCATGGCAATACCTGTTCCTTCTTTGTCCATTTTCATATAAGCTTCAGTAACAGAAACTTTTTTCATTGAAATGTCTTGTGTATTTTCTTCTTCATCTTGTTCGTAACCTTTACGCTCAAAATCTTCTGCATCATTATAAGAATCATCTGAGGTTATACCGGATAATTCTGAAATCATATCAAAGTCATAACCCATCTCTACTAAATCACTTACACGCATTTCTGTTCTATGCGCTACAATGTATGCATCCTCAATGCTCTTTGCGTTTCTATCTACTAAGAACTCTTCAGGTGGTACAGATTCCATTTTCAGCTCACCATTTGATTTTTTGTGGCTTACTTTAAGTGAATGCATTGCTTCCTGTGTTTGTACACCTGTTTCATCAATTTCAATTTCTGTTTCTTCAGTATGTTCAATGACTTCTACATCTTCTTCGTTGACAATAGCCGCCATTTCATCTTCTGTTACGTTTGAGTATGTATGAATAGTGGCTGAAGTGTTTTCTTCCCACCAAATTTTTAATATACCGGTTTTCTTAACTAAAGCATCGTGTATGGCATCGTTAAGTAACCTGTAACCATTTAACTGCTGAAATTTCCAATGAGCGTATTTAGTGGCTTGTTCTGCGCCTACTACATCTTCCTGACTGGTAGGAATATACTCTACAGGGTTCTCTGAGGATAAAAACACTCGCATCAAACTAGGCTTAATCGCCCTTATGGTATCCCTTACTTTAGTAGAAACTATCTTAGAACGTCCATCTTCTTCGCCAATATCGACCTCACCCTCGAAATATCGCTGAGATTTCATTCTATCGTCAGCTATTTCACTTTCAACGAATGATTTTGCGGCATCTAGAGCATCCTTAGCTATGCCTTGAATTTGGTCTTCTGTCATTGCTTCTTGTTTCATTCTTGCTCCCCTTGGACGTAATCTCTAATTTCTCTTCCTTTTGTAACTGCACCTGATATTAAGTTTAAGTTAATACGTGTAGCCAGTAAATTAGATAGATATTCAATATGTTCCATTGTTTGCTGTCCATGCTTAACAGCATTATAAACTTCTTTTAATTGTTCCATAGCCGCTTTTCCTTTTGTACCAGTCATAGCGTTTGCAAGTTCTCTTAATACAAGTTTTTTGTGTTTTCTAGAAATAGCTTGTGTTTCGTTAATTCTTTGTATAATTTTTCTTGTTGCTTCTATTCCTCTACCTTCTGCCATGGTTTGTCTAATTGTAGAGGCTTCATCAGTAGCCTGTTCAATAGACTTGTAAACATTACTACGTATGGCTGTCTTACTATTTTCTGCTACTGAGACTCTCAATTTAATAGCTACTTCTGCCTTGTCTAACTCCTTGACCATAGCTTTAAATTCTTTTGGCCCTAAAACTTGTCTTAATATGTCTCGGTTATCCAAAGATGATAGGATTTTCCACATTTCATCTAATTCTTTAGAATCCGGCATTCTTGAAGGTGTAGGCCTCATCCTGCGAACAATAGACTCTAGATTTGCTCTTATACCCATCCTAGCGTATTGTTTCTCAGCCTCTCCTGCATCTTTTAGCATTCTCGTAACCATTTGCGGAGAGACTTCAAGGTTTAACATGCGGTAACCCATGTATAAAGCGTTTTCACGTGTTATTTTGTCTTGTCCTAGCTTGACTGCCTTCTTATAAGCAGGATTAGCCGCTTTTAAAGCTTCTGACAAATTATAACGTAACTCTAAAGCATCTTTTGCTCGTTGACTTAGTGCAGGTAATGGCTCTCCTACCGCCGGTACTCCCGGTGTACTGTATGCAATGTGGCTTAATTCACGTTTTATGTAATCAAGCTGTTTCATAGTAGGCATTCTGCCCAAAGTAATTACCTCATCACCTGCGGCATTAATAGTACGATTTAAAGTCAACTCAGTAGTATCGCCTGTGCTTTTTTTAATTGAACTATTTACTCTTTTTAATATTTCAGTCAACATATCTTCATCAATATCATCTAGAGCTTTTTTAACTGCTTCACCTTTTGGAGTTAGATAATCAATTTGGTGAGCGTATGCTTTCTGATATGCTTTTTCTCTCTTCGGAGCAGTCTTTTTGGCTTGTTGTTCCGCTATTTCTTGAGGGTCTGCTTTTATATCAGGATGTTTCTTCATGTATGGTAAATCAGCTATATTCTGATTCATTGCAGTATCTAGATTTTGATATGTGTTAGTTACCCTTTGTCTTAATGCTGTATTTACTGTTGATGCGCCCTCTCCACCTGCCGCCGCTACTGCATCTGTAATAACTTGTGTGGCTATATCTGCATCTGCTAACATAGCCTCATCACCACCTCTTTTTAAATTTGCTAACATATCCTCTAGCGTTGCACCTGTCTCACCAACAGTTTCTTTAATAATTCGTGCGGTATCTTTTGTGACTTGAAACAATGATGCTATAGCTTCTGTACTTTTGTCTTTAAGTCCATTTGCTATTCTTGACCATCCATATTGTATAGGCATTATCATTGGGTTTACAACTGCACCTATTCCTGCTCCTAATATACTTTGAGAAATAGCTTCATCAACTCTATCACCGGGTTCACCTCTTCCATATCCGTAGATAGCACCTTCTGTTCCGCCTATTAAGCCGCCAGTACCGCCTAATGCCATTCCTTTCCATATCTTAGGTAAGCCATTAATCCATTTATAAAGCCTTTGGGCCGCTTTAGTTGAACCTGCCATATAACCAGTCAGTAATCCACCTGTTACGTTCATAGCTATTGCAGTTTTTCCATAAGCTTCATCGAAATCTTCATCAATTTGCGCTGACTTTGCTGAAATTTGGTCTCCTGTCATTACTAGGTTTTCCGGGAGACCGGGTTTAGTAAACTGCCCTCCACCTTGGTCAGCAAAATCTCCTTGACCAGTAGCGGCTTGGTATAACCAGTTTACAGCATTGTTCAAACCTCCCATTGCTTCGTCTCTGTAGCTTCCTAAACCTAAACCACCTTCTACAATGTTTCCTGTCAGTCCTGCCATGTAATTAATTGGATTCTGTGTAAAGCCAACATTCTCCATTGCTTTCAATCTTGAATACACCTTAGCAGGATGTTCTGTCTCTTCTCCTCGTGAGTAGGCCATAGCCGCCGCTACTACTTCTTCATTATCTGTAACGATACGATTAATTTGGTCTACATAACTAATGATTCCATTTGGGTCTCGTGTTACTATTTGGCCCTCATCTAATGTAGCGACTAATTCAGATGCAGGTCTTGTTGTTTGAGTTATGTTTTCTGCGGCTGTAGGCGGTCGTATAACACCATCATTAGTTAACTGATGTTGTACTGTTTGCTCTGTTTGGTCTGTTTGGTCTGTATCGACTAAAACAGCTACGTTGCCTAACCCTTCTTCAGTAATGTAGGCTTGGTCTATAATATCTTGTGGTGTTACAGCCTGTGATATCTTACCATCCGGATAATATTTCCTAATGAGAGCCACAATTTCTTGAGCATCACCTGCATTACCTGCTTTGTCTGCTCTGTCAAGCATCAATATTAAATCTTCGTACGAGTATTCCATATTTAATTTAGATTATATTTGTCACCTAATTCACTAGCTCTTTGTGCATCTAATGTGTCTACAACAGCAGGTGGTTGCCATTCAGGTAATGGTGTAACATCTATGTGTTTAAGTGGTCTTGCGTGTTGTATGTATAATTTGTAATAACCATCCTTCAGTCTATTGTTATAGTCCTCAATTACCATTCTTGAATATTTACGTCTGTATAAAGTCATTCTTCTAAGAGCTTCAGGTGTCATTTTTCTTTCACCAGTCATAACCTTAATCAAGAAATCTCTTTCAGCAGGTGTATCAATACCACGTGCGCCGATACCTAGTATGGCAATCATTCCAAATACATCACTACCCAATAAAGCTTCGAGTAATTGTGTATCTGTTGCTGACTGAGCAGATTCTTCTGACAAGCCAAACTTAGCCATAACTTCGTCTACTGTCTGATAAAAACCTGATAATGCGCCTAAGTTCGGGTCTCCTTCATCAATAATTTTTAATACTTGGTCTAATTTTCTTATGTTAGCTTCTGCTTTTCTAACTGCTTCAAGTTCTTTATTATCTGACTCAACCATCGCTTTTTGTGCGGCTTCCATATAAGCTGAGGTATCGTCTGCTTGGTCAATATCAATATCAATTTTTGTATCGCCACCACCATAGTTCAGCATAAAGTCTTTGTAGTCATCTTCTCCCGGTATGAGTCCTGCTTCTTTAGCTCTCCAAGCCATAGTAATCATAGTATCTGTCCTACCATCATCAGTTGTGTAACTAGATACTAAATCTATCTTTCTATTCATTAGCTCTAATGGCTTCATACCGCTTTCTTCTGCAAGTAACTCTAATTCGTTCATTTTCTTTTCAAAATCTGCTTGGTTCTCTCTAGGTATTCCAAGTAACTCCAACATATCAGGAGTTAGTTCATTTTTTCCTTTTAATTCATTGTACAAATCTATTTTCTTTTCAAAGTCTGCTCTTGTAACAGCAGTACCTAATAATTGTCCTAATCCAATTTCTCTTTGAGCTTCAGTTAATATACTGGTTTCACTATCATCAGTAAATAATGCAAATTTTTTGTCAAATTCTGTCTCTACAGGTATTGTAATACCGGCTAATGCTTTCTGTTCAGCACTAGCATTCGGATTATCTTTTAACCATTGCATTTTAATTTCAAAGTCTGACAAAGGCTCAACTTTTATAGCCATTGAGATAGCTTCAGCAGGTGGTAACACTCCCTGTTTAACCATAGCGGCTAAATCGGTTCTACCATTAGGGTATTTGTCTGAAGTCATACCTAATAAAGCGGTTACAGTAGCGTTTTTGTTCGCAGTAGCGGCATCAGTAGCACGTATATCGCTAATTCTGTTCTCAAAACTTTCGTGCATAGCTTGGTCAGGCTCTAAACGCATTGTATTGAAGCCTTGGCCTAGTCTGTACACCTGTTCTCGTGACATCCCGGCAAACATAGAGTTACTAATGTTTGTAAGACCACCCATGATGCCTTGTTTCTCTTCGTCCTCGTCATTACCGCCGAACAAACCACTTCCAAGTATAGCTCCTCCTAATAATTGTCCTAGTCCTAAACTCATCTCTATCTCCTAAGCCGCATTACCGGTATAAGCGTTTGCACCTAGTGTTAGGTAATCAAACAGACCCGGTGTCTTCGTTTGTGTTACTGTATTTGGTGTTTGAACAGGCCCGGCATTCAATGCGCCTGTTACATAACCAAGACCCTGTGCAGGATGATTAACAAATCCTTGATATTGTTGCTGTGCCGCATCAAATAAAGCTTGTTGTAGTGCTTGTTGCTGTGCGCCTTGTGTCGCAAGGTTTCTATTCACAGTTTGGCCCATTCCAAATCCAAGATTTGATAATTGACCTAATTGATTAGCCGCACCAAGTCTTTGTTGCTGTGCTTGTAGACCTGCTTGTTGATTAGCTAGTGAAGCTTGTAGTTCATTAGATATATCCTGTAATCCTGCTTGTTGATTTAACTGTTGTGCTTGTAATCCTGCTTGTTGATTAGCTAACTGACCTTGTAAACCTGTGCTTATATCAAATTGACTTCCTGCTTGATTAGCTAACTGACCTTGCATATTGTTTTGAATATCTTGTAATGCCGCCTGTTGTGCATTGCCATAACCTGCTTGTCTAAGTCCTGCTGATGATTGTGCAAGTTGTTGTAATGTTTCTCTACCAATATCACCCATTGCTACACCATGACGTGAACCACCGAAAGCATTTGCCGCCTGTGCCGCTCCTTGAAGTTGGCCCATTCCAATACTTGCACCACGTAGAATATCAGCCTCATTAGCATCAATAACACTTTGAGTGTAAGGATTCATGTAAGGAGCTAGGTTTGTAGTAGCTAATTGATTAGGTGTTACAGTATTACTTAAACCCATTGGTGTTACATTGGTTGGAGTAACTGAAGCACTTGTACCTGCTACACCAACCTGACTTGGAGTATATCCCATGCCTAATGCAGTACCCATCCCTGCACCCTGTATGCCTTGAGCGGCTAGGCTGTTGATGTTTGGTGGAGTTGTTTGTCCGCCGGGTAGTCCTTGATTAGCCATTAGTAGTTACCTCCAAATCTTTTATTTCTCTCACCTCTTGCTGAAGTAATTGCTTTTCTCCTATTAATTAAACTTCTTCTTTTGAAATTAGAACGCAAATCTCTATTTCCACCTATATCGCCTCGACCACCCTTGCCACCTTTGCTAGTCTCTGTTAATACTCTGTCAGCTCCCCATTTTGCCGCATTGTAGTCTGATGGTAGTCTCGGTCTATTGCTAGGCGGATTATGTGTAATATTTCCACCACC